GGGCGCTGGACCGCGTCGCGCGCAGCTGCCGCGGGGAGCTGTCGGGCGAGCTCGCGACCACGCTGGCCGACGCCCGCGCCGGGACGCCCCTGGTGCAGGCCCTGGCCCGTCTGGGGGAGCGCACGTCAGCCGAGCCCCTGGCGCGCTTCGTGGCCGGCATCGCCGTGGCCGTCGAACGGGGCTCGCCGCTGGCGGAGGTGCTGGCCGCCCAGGCGGCGGACGTGCGCCAGCTGGCCCGGCGGCGCCTGGTGGAGACCGGGGGGCGCAAGGAGCTCCTCATGGTCGTGACAAGCGGTGGAGTCATTGGCTTCTACCGAGTGGGTGTGGCGAGGATGAGGTGGGCCTGATGGATCGAGGTGACGTGCCGGGCTGGATCCTCGTCCTAGTGATGCTGGCGGGCCTGGTGGTGGCGGTTCTGGGTGTCGCCGCACCGGTGCTCGGCGCACGCGGGTAGGTGCAGCCACCTCGCACGGATGGACGTTCTGTAGTGAGTTCGCCACGCGCTGTCGGTGGCGTGGTGTAACCAGGGGAGGTCGAGTTACCCACCACCTGCGGGGGAAAAATGGATCTCTCTCTGGACAGCCTCTTGACGTTTCTCACCGGACTTTTTGTCGGAGCAGGAGGCGCCTCGGTCGCCTGGCGTGTGGCCATTTCCAGGAATCGCCAGTCGCAGCGCGCGGGTGATAACTCGACACAGGTGCAGGGTGGGCGTGATGCACGCGGAAATGGCAAGCGGTGAGCCGTCAGGGGCAAAGTGCGAACGACGGCGCCGCCCAGGCTCAGGCGGGTCGTGATGCGCGTATCGACATCCATCACGGCTGGACTACCGAACTAGCGACTGAGGTAATCGAAGCTGCAGCGTCTAGGGCCGTTATTCAGTATGTCGGGGTAGCAAGGCAAGAGGCCATGTCTAACGCCTCCTTGTTCGCCAAAGCAGTGATTCAAGAACTCGTTAACATCGGACGTCTTGATGTGCTTGCGAACCCTGCCTACGTACACTTGCTTGACAAGGCTCATATAGCGGCGACGACCACTAGCGAGGCTACTGAACATGAGATGCTGGCTCGTCTGCTTGCAGATCGAGCACAGCGGTCAGACAAGCCAACCTGGGCCGCCATCGATCGGGCGGTCGAGGTCATTCCAATGATGGATGCTAGTGCGTTGTGTGGCATGACGGTGATGAATGCGGCATTGAGTTGGGCTGCAGGTCAAGCCAACGTCGAGCCCGCGCTGCAGATGTTTGATCGAATCTTTGAGCAACTGCTCGTGGATGAGCTTCCTACAGGCTCTGAATGGCTGGATCACTTAGAAAGCCTCAACTGCGTGCGAATGACCGGCATGGGCACAGGGGGCTTTATTCCGTGGATCGACTACTTTGCCGCACAGCACCCGGGCTATAGCTGCATCGGTGTTCCTGTCGAACAGTTTGAGGAATACATGCGTCGGCTGACCCTACCGCCATTTATGACCCCTGCCGTCCTAATCCCCCACGACCTTCTTGAAGGACGCGTACGGTCTCTCTTTGCACACCCGGTTCGAGTACCCGAATTGATGACGCTTTTCAATGGCCACCCCCTTCTGGGTAAGCATGTTGAGGAGGTGATTGCCCGAGAGTCAGTGTTCTCCTCGGCCTCGGATGAGGGTAAGGCTGCGCTTGATAAGAAGGTGGACAACTTCCCGCACCTAGCCCGTGCTCGCGAATTCTGGAATGAGATTCCAGAATCTTTCGTTCTCACCGCGGTGGGAAAGGTGATAGCGCGAGCCTTTGCGCGTCACTTAGATAAGGCGGCGCTGCTGCCAACGACTGACCCGGGATGAGGTGGCGCGCGTCGGATGACTAGAGGAGGGGGCTCCGCGAGCCTTCGATGGCACCCAAGCAGGCCGGGTCGACGACGTGCTCGGACTCGGCGCGGCTGTAGGCCAGCAGCGCCACCGGGGGCGCCAGCGTCGTCCACAGCGGCTCGGCTGCGCGGCGCCCGCCGTTGGTGGCGTACATGACGGCGACCTCCCGTCGGCTCGTCCAGGCCATGCCCCGCGCCCGGTGCCCGGCTCGCCACAGCCGGACCGGCGCGGTCGGACGCGGGCTGAGCACGTCCTCAATGAGGTAGCCGCAGCGCGTGAACAACTGCACCCAGCGCGCGGTGCCCAGCGTGGCTTCGCCAGACTGCCGCCACGCGGGCAGTAGCACCTCGCGTAGCACCTCGACGCGCGCCCGGTCGGCCAGGGTGTCAATCTCGCGCACGGCCTGCACGCGCTCAGCGACGGTCGGGATGCTCACGGCTCGGCAACCCACACGACCTCGACGGGCTCGGTCGGCCCGGCGCCCTCGGGTAGCCGGTACAGCGGCGCGGTGACGACCGGAGTGCCCGCTCCAGCCGTCGAGGCCACCCACGTCCGGGAGCCCTGCGCCTGCGCCTCGGCCGGGGCGTAGGCGACCAGCCGCTCGCGTTCGGCCTCGGTCAGGTAGAAGCCCTCGGCGACCGCGTCCAGCAGCCGTGAGCCCAGCGGGCCGATCGTCGTTGAGGTCTCACCCTCGGGCGGGTTCACGTACCCGCGCACCGCGCACTGGGCCGCCACGATCCGCGCCAGCACCGGCGCCGTCTCGGCCGTCCAGCCGGGCTGGCTGGCCGTCTCGCGCACCAGCGCGCTGGCCACCCGGATGCACGTCCGCGCCCACAGGTCATCGGGGTCCACATCGGTGCGGGCCCACGTCGCCAGGTCAGCTCGACGGATCAGCGGCTCATCGGCGGCCACGGGCTGCTCGCTCACGAGGCGCGCCCCGGGGCGCCAGAGGCGTTCCAGCGGGCCTCGTGCCATCGGCGCATGAAGTCCTCGCGGTTGCGCCAGCGGGGTCTCAGCCGCTGTGAGCGGCTGGCCAGGTAGGTCTGGCGCGGTAGGTCCCCGGTGAGGCAGCCGCGTACGACGGCGGCCTCGGCGCGCTGGGTCGCCAACGCCGCCAGGCCGTCGGCGGCGTTGTCCGGGTGGGCCGGGGCACAGCCGTCGTGGATGGTCACCCAGTCCTCGACCCACAGGGCGGGGGCGCTCAGATGCTCCACCTCCACCGGCGTCAGGGGCTCCACGGTGGCGGGCTCCTTGCGGCGCCTCACGCGGCGGCCCTCGGCCCGTAGGCCCCGCGCGGGGCGCCTCGGCGCTGGGGGCGGTGCAGACCCTCGCCATCGTCGTCCTCGGGCAGGCGCAGCGCGGCCACCAGCCGGGCCAGGGTGAGCCCCTGCTGGCGGGCCTCCACCAGCGCGGGGTGGACGGCGCCGGTACCCAGCGTCACGCCCTCGCGATCCAGGACGGCGGCCAGGGCGTCGAGGCGGTCGGCGGTGCGCGCGGCCTGCAGCAGCAGCGCACTCTCGTGGGCGTCGAGGTCGTAGCGGCTCGTCACCGCCGACCACAGGGCAGCGCCAGCGCTGGCCAGCCCCACCGGGGTGACGCTGGTGGCCGCGATCTCGGAAGAGGTGGGCTGCTGCTCGGTCATCGGGGGCTCCAGCTCGCTCGGTCGAGGGGTGCCCCGCCCGCCGTGGTCCGAGTCACGACGGGCGGGGCAGGTCGGGGTGGCCCCGCCCGCGACGGCTCTCAGGCGTCAGGGCGGGGCCTGTCTCGCTCCGCCACCACCTGGGGATGGTTGGCGCCGCCCGGGGCTGCGGAGCGAGGGGGCTACGTCTCGGAGGTGACCGGCGCAGCCCAGTCGGTGATCAGGAAGTCGCGCGGCGAATGCGCGAGATGGCTGAGGGGTCGGGAAACCCGAACGCCACGCGCATGATGCCCCGGACACTGATCTGGTCGGTATTCCACAAGAAGTGCTCAGAGGATTCAACCTCAGCCTTCTTACGCACCACGCCGAAAGTGCGGGACCTGGGAATGGCCCAGACGTCTCCAGCTTCGACGTACTTGCTCGTCAGAATGGGAACGCCGCCGACGACATTGCGGTCAGGCTGGGTTGGGTCATTCTGAAGGAGTCCACGCTGAGAACCGCTGGACTCCTTGAGCGTGTTGAACTCCAGCGCCAGGGCCGGGGAGGTCACGAACGAGGTCACCGGGGCTCCCGAGTCCTTGCCGTGAGCGATGGCGGCCAGCAACGGGTCGACGTTGGTGAACGCCTTGGGCAGTGCGACGGTGTTCACGTTGCTGCCCAGCGAGCGCAGGCCTTCCGGGGCGGGGCTGGGCAGTGTCGGACCGAAGAACGCGGCGTCGCAGGCCTCCGCGATGGCCCTGACCAGGCCGTCGCCGACCTGTTGGGTGGCGGCGGGACTGGAGTCCTCGGCCAACTCGCGGCTGACCGTGCGCAGGCCGGCAACCTTGCGCGGGGTGACCTCGTCCTCGTCGGCTGCCGCCTCGCTCATCGGGATGGCGCCGTTCTCGGCGACCCAGGCGGCGGTGCCGTCCGAGACAATCTTGGGGATGCGGATGCTGGTCGCGGTGATGGACACCGGCGACGTCACCTGCAGGGCCACTGAAAGCGCCTGCACCGGAAGCACGATGAGATCGTGGATCTCCTGCTTGGTGAGGGCCTTGAAAGTCTGGGTGTCAGCAGGCATCGGAGTTCTCCTCTAGGCATGGGGAAGTCTGGGTGATTTCCATGCCGGGAGATCGCAGATCCTGCCCGGGTGCCCCGCAGGGGCCAGCGGCGGCTAGGGAGGCGCACCAGGCGACTCCCTAACCGCCGCTTATCTTACGCGCTATTCGCCCGGTCGAGAAATTACTGAGCCCCAGCCGGGCCTTCTAGCGCCGCCATCACCGGGGTGCGGCTTGGGGTGTCCGCGCACCTGGCGGCGCCCGGGGTCGTCCCTGTTGTCGACGCGCCAGTGCGGGCGCTCGGTGGCCACGGCCTCGGCGGCCTCGCGGACCCTGGCCGGGTCCACGGCGCCGTCGTCGTCGAGGTACTGCGCCAGGTCCGCTCGGACCGCCAGCAGGTCGCTGCCGTTGGCCAGCACCTCGGCGGCCACGGCCTCGACCTCGGTGCGCTGGTAACGCTCCAGGCGTCCACGCAGGGCATCGCGCTCGGTCTCAGCCTCGCGGGCACGCGCTCGCAGCCGCTGCTCGCGCTGGGCGGGCCTGCCCTCCTCGGGCTGCTCCTCGGGCTCGTGCTGACCCTCGTCGTCGGGCTGCTCCTCGGGCTCGTGCTGACCCTCGTCGTCGGGCTGCTCCTCGGGCTCGTGCTGACCCTCGTCGTCGGGCTGCTGGGTGTCACCGGCGATGGTCACCGGGTGCCTCCTGCGGTGGTGGGGATGCTCAGGTCGGCCAGGGCTGCGGCGAGCAGCGCGGGCGCGTGATGCGGGCTGGGGCCCGCGAGGGTGGCGGTCACCAGGGCGGCCAGCGCCTCGGCCTCGTGGCGGCTCACGCCTCGTCCTCGTCGTCCTGCTCGGCGGCGCTGATGGCCTCCAACATGGCGACGGCGTTGGTCAGGTCGCCGCACGCCTGCAGCAGCGCAGCCACCAGCAACGGCTTCCACTGCTCGGCCGGGCGCTCCCGCAGGACCTCCACCAGCACTGCGCCAGCGTCGTCGGTGGTGCCGGTGGCGCGCATCGCTCCGCACAGGAGCATCACCACCTGGCTAGGGCTGTAGTCAGGGATGTTGACAGTGTTCTCGGGCATCAGGATCTCCTCGGACGTGGTGGGACGGGGGGCGGACGATGTCCGGCGGACGGTGGGCCGCGCTCTCGGCCGGGGGCACTCACGCGGCGGCCTGGCAGTCGCGGCGGTGGGAGCCGCCACGGTGGCCGCAGGTGGTGCATCCGGGACCCAGCAGCTCGTCCACGTCGGCACTGCTCAGCGCCGGTTCGAGCCACCGGGACGGCTGGGACGGCAGCTCAGCTTGGGGTGCAGAGGCGTGCGTACGCGCGCCCGCGAGGCTTGGATTGGGAATTGCTGTCCCACCCGTCCCACTGTCACGTTCTTGCAGCTCAGAGCCCTCAACGGACTCCGCCGACGTGGTCTCAGGATCGGTGTCGGTGCGGAAGCGAACCCCCAGCCAGGCTCGGTAGCGCGCCGAGGGCGCTGCCGGAGCCCACCCGTGGCGGCGAGACAGACCCACACCCGGACGGGCTCGCCCGGCAAGGATGCGATGGCCGGTCACCTCAGCGTGGTCGCCGAAGCGGGCGGCAAACGTCCGCTCGCTCCACGGCTGATGGCCGCGCTCGGTGGCCCAGTCGTTGAAGTCGGCGAGCGCCTCGGCGGCCATGACGTGAGCACCGGGCTCGACGACAAGGCGCTCGTCGAGGTAGCCGAGCACGAGGTCGGACTCCTGGCGCCAGGCGCGCGTGGCGGCCTGAACGGCGCCAGGTGCAGCGGGCATGACGCGCCCGTCGGCGTACCAGCGCCGGGCACCGGCAACTAGCCACGCCAAGACGGCGCTGGCGGCCTCGGGCGAGGCGGCCAGCCGCTCGCGCAGGGTGGGGTCTCCGGTGCGCTCGTGGGGGCCCTGCAAGGCCTTGCCCGGTGCCACGAATGTGAACATGAAGGGCACCAGCGCCAGGCGCCGCCACGTCCCGTGGTCGGTCTCCTCCACCACCGGCCGGTAGTTGGAGGAGACGACGAGTGCGTGACTGGCGGTGAAGGTGACGCTGTCCTGGCGCATGAGGCGGGCCTCGATGCGTGGGGTGCCCACGACCTTCTTCAGCCGCGCCACGCTCAGGCGCCGTGCCTCGGGGGTCTCCTCGATCACCGCTAGCCGAGCGCCGCGCAACTCCATGATCTCGGTGGGATGCGCGTCGGGGTTGGCCAGCAGTACCCGATCCGAGACGAGGGTCGAGTAGTCACCCAGCGTCCGCTGGACGGCCGACAGGATCGTCGTCTTGCCGTTGGCTCCACCGCCGCTGAACAGCACCAGCAGGTCGTCCGGCGGGGTGTAGCCGGTGGCGGCCTGCCCGAGTCGCACCTGCAGCCAGTCGGCCACGGTTGCCTCGACGGCCTGCAGCGCTGCCGACCAGTCCGCCGAGACCGCGTCAGGGTCGTAGGCGACAGGGGCGATCTTCGTCAGCAGCAGTGTCGGGTCGTGCTCGCCGAGCACCCCGGTGCGCAGGTCCACGACGCCATTGGTGACGTTGAGTAGGTCGGGGTGGGTGTCGAACGCGGAGGCGGGAACGGCCAGGATGCCGCCCGCCAGCGCGGTGACAGCGCTGAGGCCCGAGCGCGACAGCAGCCGCCGCGCGCTCTTGCCCAGCTCCTTGGGGGCAGACGCCAGATGCCCGACCTCCTTGAGCATCCACAGGCGCACCTCCTCCACCACGTGGGGCTCGGGCACCACGGCCCAGCGGCGCCCGTCGTAGTGCAGCCACCCCAGCCCCGCCGACCAGCAGAACCGGCCCTGCAGGCAGGTCTCGGCGCACTCGTTCGCCGTGGCGGCCTCGGTGAGGTCGAGCAGGGTGCCGCGTCGGCCTTCTTCCTCGGTGGTCTCACCGGCCGTCGCAGGCTCGTTGGCAGTCTCTCCAGCTGCCACGGCGGCGTCGTTCTCAGCCTGGATCGCGCTGAGCCCGCGCGGCGGCTTCCGGCCGGTGGTGGCCTGCGCCCGGGTCTCCTCCTGGCTGCGCTGGATCTCGTCGAGGATGCTGCGCCGTCGACGCGGCCTAGTCTTGGGCTGGATCTCAGCCGTGGTGGGCGCGGGCTCCTGGGCGGCCGTCTCGTTGTCAGCGGGGCGGCCGTTCGTCTCGCTCACGGGGTGCTCGTCCCCGGTCGCAGCAGCACCGCGAGGCGGTCGCGCTGAGCAGCGCTGAGCGGTGGCGCGGCGGCCACGATGGCGGCCACGGCCGCCTCGGTTGCGGGGCTCATCGGGACACCGCCGCGTCGAGCAGGGCCACCAGCGCGTCGCGCTGCTCGGGGCGCAGGGGTGCGACGGCGCGGGCTCGCCGGATGCCCTCAGCGGCGTGGGCGGCAGCGAGGTTGGCGCGAGCGAGCGCGAGGGCGGCGGGGTCGTTGCGCTGCGTGGCCGCAGCGACGCGGTTGCGTGCGATGACGAGGGGACTGGCGTCGGGCACCGATGCTCCTGAGGGGCACGACGAGCGAAGCCTCGTGGGAGGCGTGGCTCGTGCTGTGTCCGATCGGCTGCATCCGGGTCTAGCCCGCGCCCACGTCTTGGTCGCTAGGCCTGAGGGCCACTCGCCGCGAGGTGGAGATCGTGCGGACGCTGGGGGTCCGCGCGGTTTCTACGTGTTCCATCACTCTACCCCCTGTTGGGCAGGGCAAAACACGGTCATAGGCCTCTGACCTGCGGCGTAGCGTCTGACGCTACGTCCGTCGAGGGTGCAACAGCGGTGTCTCGCGCCCACATGACCGTGTGCAGCGTCGGCAGGGGGGAGGGGTCCCCTCGCGCACAGACGCGACCTCGACCGTTGAGCATTGCTTGTGAGCAATTTGATCATCTGAACTTCACGAGACGTGGTCAGAGGCCGATCGATGGGCCTCCGCAGCCGAGCTGAAACGCTGCGAGGCCGCCGAGACGAATCTCGGCGGCCTCGCAGGGGATCGCGCTGTCCTAAGGGCGCTTCCACTCCACCGTCACCTGATCGGGGTGGAAGCGGGCGCCCTTGCCCGCGCGTTGGATCGTGACCGTGAGCAGCATCGCCGCGATGGCCTTGCGCTGCAGCAGCGGCAGCGCGCGCCAGGTAGCGGCCACGTCCTCGCTGTCCACCAGAGGCGCGGCCGGGCTGTCGGCCACCGCCTGGCGGATGCTGAACTCAACCTGTCGCAGGCGGTCGGTCAGCACCGTGGCGCGCTCGCGCCCCTTGGCCACCGAGACCAGCCCCTCGCCGATCATCTCTGTGAGCGCGTCCCGTCGCTCCCGCAGGCTGGCGGCCTCGGCCCGCAGGGCATCCACGTCTCCTCTCGGCACCAGGAGCGAGGCTGCATCCGGCTGCGCCAGCCGGGCGAGCAGCACCGCCTCCACCATCTCGTCCACGAGGTCCGACCGGCGCGCCAGGTAGCAGCCCGGCGTCGCGCACTTGTAGACGTGCCAGCGCCGCTGCTTGCCGCCCATTGGGGAGCCGCGCATGACGTTGCTGCAGACGCCGCACCGGGCCAGGCCCGACAGGAGGTAGCGCGGCTCGGTCGACAGCGCCATGCGTCGCCGGGGGTCGGTCAACATGGCCTCGGTGCGCGCCTGCTCGTCCTCGGTGAAGATCGGCGGCCAGGTGCCGGGGCCGTGTTCCTTGCCCATGTAGGTCACCACGCCCCGGTGGCGGGGACTGAGCAGCAGCCGTCGCAGGACGATCGTCGTGATCGTCTCCTTGCCGGTCGATGAGGTGATCCCTCGTGCCTGCACCGCGCGGGCGGCGGCGGCCAACGTGCCGCCCGCCAGCACGATGGTCATTGCCTCGCGCAGGGCCGCCGCCTCCTCCTCCACGACGACGATCTGCCCGTCGGGGGCGCGGTCGTAGCCGAGGGGGCGACGCGTCCAGCCCATGCCACCGGCCTCACGCCGCTGCTGGTTCGCGCGGCGCTGGCGGTCGCTCTTCACGTCCACCTCGTAGCGCGCCTGGGTGCCGAACGTGTCGGCCATCATCCGGCCACCGGGGGTGGTCAGGTCGAGGTCGGGACCGCGCACCAAGGAGATCGTCGCGCCCCGCTGCTCACACAACTCATACAGGCGGATCTCGTCGCGCTTGTTGCGCTGCAGCCGGTCCAGGGTCCAGGCCACGACGACGGTGGCTCCGCCCTCGTCCAGGTGTCGCAGCAGCGCCTCAAACCCGGGACGGCGACGCCCGCTCTTGGCGGACATGTCGTTGTCCTCCTCGATCGCCACGACCGTCCAGCCGCGCTCCGCGCAGCGGCGCTCACAGTCCTCGCGCTGGCGGATCACGCCCGCCTCCTCCCCGACGCGATCTTGGGAGATGCGCAGGTAAACGACGGCTCGCCGGACATCGCGGCTGGTCAGGGGGGGCATGAGAGGACAGTACCCGCCCACCGATCGTCGTGCCGGTCGTCTTCCTCGTCCTCCCGGTGACGGTCCTGTTCGCCGTCTTCCCCGGCCTCGCCGTGCTGCGGCTGACCCCCTGACCCCCTGACCCCCTGGCCCCCTGACCCCCGTCCGACCCCACCCGTCCCGCACCACCCCCTGATGACACCGGAGGAACCGTGAGCACCCACCCGAAGACCGCAGCCACCCACCAGG